AGCTCAAATTAATTCATTTGAAACGGATAAACTTAAAGAAAAAGAAGAATTTAAAGCTCTTTATGAAAAAGTTTCTGTTGAGAATGAATCAAACAAGGCTCTTGCCGAAAAGTGGGTTAATTATGAAGCAACAAAACGAGAACAGCTTTTACAACAAGTGCCTGATGAAGAGAAAGCAGAGTGGAATGATTCCCCTCTGAATTTATTAGAGAAATATGTTACTAAATTTAATACTGAAGTAAACAATCCTTCTCATATAGGAAGCCAAAGTAGAGAGAAAAAACTTGAAAATGGTGGATATGGGTCTAAAACTGAATGGCTGCAAAAAGACCCAAGTGGTTATAGAGAAGCTAAGAAGAAAGGTTTGTTAGGTTACTTCGGTCAATCTTAAAGGGTTAAAAAATGGCTAATGAAACATTAAGTACAAATATAGCTGGTTTGGTGGATGACATCCAAGCCGAAGCGTTAATGAAATTACAAGATACAGCAGGTATTATGGATGCAGTAAGATGGATTGATACAGAAGGAGAAGCTGGTAAAACTGTTGATTTTCCAATTTATGGCACAGTTGCTTCAAGTGATGTAGCTGAAGTTGCAGAGGGTACTGACCATTCTACAAATAAACAAGTTACAAATGCTGCTACAACAGCAACAGTTGCAGAACATGTTGTTATGGCAAATATTTCTGATTTATCAGTTATGTCTGCTCGTAATGATATTGTTGATGATATTTCAACATTATTTGCAAGTGCTATGAAGGCAAAATTAGAAGATGATATAGTTGGTTTGTTTGGTTCATTTTCTCAAACGGTTGCAGGTGCTGGTACTACAATGACGGTTGACCATTGGTATGATGCGATTCGTCAAATTAAAGCAGGTAATGGTGATACAACAGCATTAACAGCAGTTATTTCTCCGAAGCAGTATTATGGTGCTAAGGGTTTAAGACCATTATTATCTACTACAACAGCTACTGGTACATTATCAGAGGACTTTAAAAAGAAAGGCTTTGTTGATATGTTTGCAGGTATGCCTGTATTAGTTTCTAATGAAATTAATGAAGATGTTGGAAGTGGTGGTGATGCAGCAGGTGCTATATTCCATAAGGGTGCTATTGGCTTACATACCAAAGGACTTATGAATGTAGAAATCGAAAGAAACGCATCAGCGAGAGCGTTTGAATTAGTTGCAGTAGGTCGTTGGAAAGAAGTTGAACTTGTCGATGAGTGGGCAGTTTATATGCTTTCGGATGTATCTTAATATTAATTGATGAAAGGTGTGAGGGGGATTATTTTCCCCCTCGCATTATATTATGAAAAAAGACAAAATTTTATTAGTTAGACCCGATGGTAATATGGCTTATGTAAACGAAGGTTTATTAGAGGATTTATTAGCGAAAGGGTTTAAGAAACCTGAAAAAAAGAAGCCTAAAGCAAAAGCTAAGGCTAAAAAGTAATTTAATCAGACAACTCGTTCAGGGTTGCCAACCTTAGAGAGGAAGTGATATGGCAGAAACAAAATTAAGGCAGTATGCAGTAGTAGAAAAACTCAACAAAATGGATGTTGATTTAATTACATCTACCCCCGATATAGCAGAAGCAACTTATTCTAATTTAGATTTAATGACCGAAAGTAAAAGTATTTTAAATGCTGTTGCTGTTAATGGAGGTAGATGTATATTGCAATCTATTACTGCTATAGATACATCCGATACAGGTGGAGCAATTACCGTTGTGATTACTGATGCTACTGCAAGTGATATGGGTACGGTAGGAAGTGCTGTTGCTATGGCAGATGCAGTTGCAGATAACTCTGTAGCAGTTGTAGAATTAACTAATTGGGTTGATGTTGGTGGTGCAAAGGTATGCTCTAAAGGTAATATCGGAATGGTTATGAAAAGTGGAGCATCAACAAAAGCATTACACTACGGTGTATTTAATTCAAGTGGTGGTGATATTACTATCGGGTCGGGTGAAGATATTATATTTAACTTCGGAGTGGTGAAAGATTAAATGTTTCCATCAAGACATGCAACATTAGGTGGCGATGTATTTAGAGATGAATATTCACTATCATTTGATGGTACAAATGATTATATAGATTGTGGGAATGACTCATCTATCCAAGTGGGAACAAGTGATTTCTCTATTTGTGCTTGGATAAAAAAAGCTGCAGATGGAAATGATGCAATTATAATTGCTCATGGTAGAGATACAGACCCTCGTTGGTTTTTTAGATTAGATGGTAGTAATAAGCTTGAAATGTGGTCAGACGATGGTACAGGAACATCATTGATTTCAGTAAGTACAATTACGGGAACAGGTTGGAATCATGTAGCACTTTCTTGGGATAGAGATTCTGCAACAGGAGCAAAACTTTATATTAATGGTATATTGGATGCTGAAAGAGATGGAACAGCCGAGCAATCAACTTTAACTAATTCTTCATATGGTACTCTTATTGGGGCAAGAAGAACAACAGGTTCTACTATAGCACAATATTGGAATGGTAAAATATCAGATATAGCTTTATATACTGAAATAGCTCTTACTGCTTCTCAAATTAAAACCATTTACAACGGTAGAGAGCCATATAATCATAAAGAAGGTATTGCTTCAAATAACCTTGCTGGTTGGTGGAGAATGGGTGATGGTGCTTTAGACGGTTTTAATCTAATTGGAGATGAAGTAGATGCCACTTTAGGCTCTGATTTAGTTACTAATGGTGGGTTTGATACAGATAGTGATTGGACAAAGGGTACTGACTGGTCGATTGATACCACAGATGGTGTTGCTAAGGGTGATAGTACTACTGATAATTTAATACAAAGCGATATTGTAGAGGTTGGTAAACATTATAAAATTACATATACAATTAAGGATTATGTAGCTGGAAGTGTTCGTGTTGAATTGAGTACAGATACCTCTGCAGGAGTTACAAGAAGCAGTAACGGAACATTTACTGAAACATTGAAAGCAAATAGTACATATATAGCATTTGATGCAAGAACTTCATTTACAGGCTCTATCGACAATGTTAAGGTTTATGAGGTAAATGGAAATTCTGGTATTATGACTAATATGGCTTCTGATGATTTCACAGGAGATACTCCATAATGTATGAAAATAGAAAATGGGTCATAATTACTTTAGCAAATTATAGTGAAGAACAGTTAGAAGATTTATGTGCCAATGCAAATCAAAGTGGGGTAGGTACATTACGAAAATCATTAGATAATACTAAAGCAATATTAAAATGGGATGGAAATACACCATCTTGTTTTGATGGAATGACTACTTATACACATAGTGAGATTTTAACAGAATTAGCAAAAAATACATGGACTGCACCCGAAGATGCTTAAAACATTTGATGAAATAATTGAACAAGTCCTTGAACACGAAGGTGGATATGTAGATGACCCTACTGACAGGGGTGGACAAACTAAGTACGGAATCAGTAAACGAGCATATCCTGATGAAGATATTAAGGCATTAACCGTTGAAAGAGCTAAAGAACTTTATAAAAGAGATTATTGGGATAGGTTTAAGGTTGCTAATCTTCCTGACCGTATTCGGCATATTTATTTTGATATGTGTGTTAATATGGGTGGTGGTAGAGCCACTAAGATATTGCAAGAAGCGTGTAATAGCAAAAATTCATACAAAATAGATGTAGATGGTGGTATTGGTAAAAATACAATAAAAGCATCTGCTAACCTTGAAGATTTTAGATTAAGAGCATATAGAGTTATGTTTTATGCAGAATTAGTAATGAAAAAGCCTGAGCAAATGAAATTTTGGGTTGGCTGGTTTAGGAGAAGTTGTGAAGTTTGAAAAATCATGGTCAATAGGTAATGCTATAACATTAGTTGTAATAATGGCGAGTATGTTTGTTCAATTTGGTAGAACATCTCAAGAAGTAAAAACTATCCAAGAAACAGTTATTGTGCAATCTGAAGATATTAAAGATAATGCTGAAAAGATAGTAAAACTTGAAAAAAATCAAATTACTCTTGAAAAAGATGTAGAATACATTAAAGAATCTAATGAGCGTATGGAAGTTAAGATTAACAAATTATTAGACAAGTTTAACATTATAGATTAATGGACTTAAATGCACTACTTACTGAGCATGGTTTGGCAGTTGTTATTATTTTTGTTTTGTTTGCTTCTATCGGCTATTTTGGTAAGTGGTTTCTCAATATTTATACTCATAAGCTATATAGCAAGTTTTCAGAATTAAATAGAGAGATTATTGAGGTTAAGGTCGAAGTTTTAGAGAGTAATAATAAACTTTATGGAATTACTGAAAAACTTATATCTAACCAAAGGCAAATACAAGAAGATATAAATGCAATAGAAAGTAGTTTAGATACATTATTAAAATATATAAAGGCTGAAAAATAAGAATGTACGAAACATTTGATTATCATAAGACAGTAGATAAAATGAAAAAGTTCTTTAAACACGCTAAGAACTTTATAGAAGTACCAACACAATCAAGGTTGAGTATTTTAGCTGCTTGTGAAGACCCTAAGACAATAAGTCAGTTTGTATTTGACGGAATTAACTATCCTCTCCCACAAACTGGTCAAATGTGGCTTGAATATGAAATGTTAAATAACCCCGATGTAGAAGGGGTTTTTTGTATCTCTACGAGTTATAGAAACGAGCCTAATCCAATAGAAGGAAGGCATCAGAAAATATTTCCAATGTTTGAATTTGAAAGCAGAGGTAATATGAATGATTTAATTTCTATGGAAGAAGAGTTATTAGAGTTCTTAGGTTTTGAAAAAGATAGTGTTCATTGTACTTATGATGGTTTATGTGAGAGATACGAAGTAGAACATCTTGAAGCTGAACATGAAACAAAAATGAATAATGAAATAAGCAGTAAGCTATTTCTTAAATATTTTCCTCAACGCTCTCATCCCTTTTGGAATATGAAGCAAAACGATAAAGATAAGAATCTTTATAATAAAGTTGATGTAATACTTCATGGTCAAGAAACAATAGGCTCTGCTGAAAGAAGCTGTAATCCACATGAGATGTATGAGAACTTTTTATCTATATCAGGTGGTCAATATGCAAATTTACTCTACAAACAATTTACAGAAACAAGAGTAATGAAAGAGCTTGATGATTATTTGAATTTAGATTTCTTTCCACGATTTGGTGCAGGAATTGGTGTTAATAGAATGGCAAGAGCTATGAAATTGGAAGGAATAATATAGTAAGGTGGTGGAATTGGCAGACACGCTATCCTGTTTAGGTAGTGAGCATATTGGGAGATGCTCGTGTAGGTTCAAGTCCTACCCTTACTGCATATAAGGTTGTAGAAATAATGTGGCTGACAATACAGGACTTAATAAAGATGGTGGGATTAGCTTTTCTCGAAAGCCTAAAAAGCGTAAAGACATCCCTGAAGGAATGTTCTCTCGAAGACCTGAGGATAAGGTTGAAGAAGAGGTTGAAGAACCTAAACAAGAAAGAAATATTGATGTCAATGAACTTGCAAAAATGGAGAGACTTGGTGCAAAACTATCTAAGGCAAAAAGGATACAAGGGGGTGGATTTGCAATTAATGGAAGTGCGATTATTGGTGTCCTTTTCTATATTGATAGTCTTCTTATTGACCCTAATACTTTGGACACTTTAAACAATATTAATGATATGTTTGGATTGGATGTGGATTTTGAACAAATTATTGCAATTATACAAGGGTATAAGGCACAGATAGTGGGTATGTGTGTAACTACTCAAACAATGATAATGCAATATAAATCTACGGTTCAAAAGATGAAAGATGAAGGTAATGAATCATTTTACGAAGTTTTTAACAAGCAATTAGAAGATGTAGGTATATGATTTCATTAGGATTTGAGAAGAAGATAGCAAAAATTGTTTTAGATTTAATAGATAAAACTATTGGTACAAAATTTCCAATGATAGACAAATTAACAGATTTATTTCAAGAACAACAAGTTTTGGAAAAGAAGGTTAAAGATTTAGAATTAAGGTTAGATGCCTTAGAACACTTTTTAAAGGATAAAAATGAATAAATTAGTATCGGTATTAAAAAAGATTGCAGTTGAAATGCTTTTAAACGAAGAAATGAAAAAGGGTATAGTTGATTCATTAAATAAAAAAATTAATATACCTATGGTTTCAGAAAAAGTTGAAGCGGAATTTATTACTGCGGTGGTAGATGCTACATTTGAAGGAATATCTGATTCATTAGAAGGAGATAAAAATGCCAAAGGGTAAAGGAACATACGGTTCTAAGGTTGGAAGACCTAAGAAAAAGAAGCGTAAAACTAAGAAAAAGTGAAGAATTTACTTTTAGATAATCCTGTTGATGAACATTTGAAACCTGTTAAGGATTCAGATGGTACTTCTACTGTTATTGAATTATCAACTAATAAGATGAGGGTTCAAGATTTAGAGGTTACAGGTACTACTACGGGTATATCTGCATCAGATGATACTAAATTACCTTTAGCTGGTGGCACTATGACAGGAAATGTTGATTTTGGCGATAATGATATTACAAATATAGATTCTTTAGATGCCGACAAATTATCAATAGCAGGTGGTACTGAGATGACAGCATTTATTGATGCTGACGATATGAGTACAGGTGCAAGTGCGACAACTATTTCTTCATCTGAATCAATTAAAGCGTATGTAGATAATAGTAGTAAATTTTTTTGCACATCTGCATTTTATCATGGTGCTAATAACTTAGAATACATACCGATTGCAGGTGGTTCTACAATAGAATTATCATCCTTGTCTGATTCAGGTAACGATGATACAACTTTTATAGTGCCTTATGATTTAAAAATAAATACAGTTTATGTATGTGCAACAAGACCACGCTCATCTGACCAAATAGCAGGAAATACAGATATAAAGCTATATAAAGATTATTCAGCTTTAAGTGGCAATATAACAGTTAATATGAGTACGATAGGATATGATTCTACTGATTTAGCAACTGTTTACACTTTTGACTTTAGTAGTGAAACAAATACATATTCAGCAGGAGATATTATGCAGATAAGTATTGACCCAACAAATAAATTGTATTATGTGAGTATGACAATAGTAGGACTATATACATAAAGAAAATATGAAATGAGTTTAACAAATAAAACAATATCATCAACCTATAAAGATGTTATTTCAATAGATAACTCTAATGCTGGATTTGATGCCAACATTGACCAAATTAGAAGTGGTAATGGTAATGGTTCTGCTTTATACTTATCTACTAATAATTTTAAAGTACAACCATCTGCTGATTCTACAACTAATGCTGTAATTTACGATAAAGATGGTAATACCTTATTTCAAGTAGATTCTACAAATGATGCAGTAAAAGCATTAGGAAACCATGTAAATACACAATATGCACATTTTGGGATTACTAACAATGGTGCAGGTAATTATGCAGCAAATACTCATTATCCGATATTCTTTAATTTCGCAGCAGGTTCTAATTTAATTACTGATGTGGATTTTGGTACAGGAACTGACCCTGATGATAGTTTTACAACAGCAAATACGGATACACAGTATGCTTCACAAATTGTTCCAATGATGTGGAGAGTTCCTGATAACATTACAATAGATGCAGTTTCTCATATTGAAGGTGCAGATGCAGCAAGTGGGGATACTTCAAGGATGCACTTGAAAAGTTTTGATTTTACAAGTGGTAGTACATCTTGTTTAACAAATGGTGCATTATTGGCTCATAATTCTGATGTAACTAACGCAGGGAATGAACAGGCTTATTTAAGCACATGGACAGTAGATTCAGCAAATGTAACAGCAGGAAAGGTAGTATTGTGCTTTTTCCGTAGCGATTCTGTTAATTCAGATTATTCTTTAAATGTAACAGTTAAATATCATTTAACATAAGGAAAGATTTATGCCAAATTTTAATGCAAATTTAAATATAACAACAGGTAGAGGTGACACATTATCAGCTTCTAAAAGTGGTAGTTATTCAGAGATTTTTAACATAAGACAAACAGTTAATAATACTAATGGTGGGAATTTATTATTAACAGGTGCTAAAGCAGTAGGTGTAGCTTCTATAAATGATGCTAAAAGTTTAATTATAAAAAATACTGGTCAAGTTCCTTCTGAGATTATTATACAAAGCCAAACTCATACCGATGCAACTCCTGATACTACGGGTTCAAATGCTTTTCAAAAATTTATATTAGCTTCACAAGATTTTTTATATTTTCCAAATATTAGACAGATGTATGGAAGCACTACAAATTCATCTAATAATGCTTATACCTTAGACAATGAAGCACCTCATGGTAGTATGAGTAGAGATTTAAATAACGCTGCAGCAGGTGATGCACAATTAGTAAATGAAGCGATTGATGGTTCTGAAACTGCAATAGATGTAGATGAAGGTGCATATTTTTTCGTTGGTGATTTAATTAGAGTTGATGATGAGATTATGGAAGTGACAGGTATATCAAGTAATACTTTAACTGTAATTCGTGGAACACATGGAAGTAGTGCTGCATCTCATTCTGATAATACTGCAATAGAATTACCTTTTTTTAATGCTTTTGTGGATTTTGATAAATATTCAGTAGCACAAACAGATGGTTCGGGGAAATTTAAAGCGATGAACTTTTTTAGTTTTGGTCGTAATACAGATGGTAGTGGTAATCAAGAATCAATGGGTGTAAACAATATTGCTATTAAGTTTTATTCACAAGGATTTCAAGAAATTGGTTTATCAAATATTACATCTTCAACTTCATCAGGATTAGCTGTATCAACAGAATACAAGTTTAATATAACAGTAGATGGTGGTTCTGTATTTTCTAACCTTACATTTACTACAGATTCAAGCGATGTAACTTTTGGTGGCACAAATGGAATTATTAATAAGATACAAGATGCTTTAGATGAGCAATTTTATACTGCTGGTTCTAATTTATTTGAAAAGAAAGTGATGGTTAGTATTGTAAATGGAGATGTAAGATTTACATCAGGTTCTCATTTATCTACATCTGCTATTTTACTTGCTGCACCGACATCAGGAACGACACCATTTGGAGTTGGTCGTTTACCTGCTATTGCCAATGTAGAAGCACCTGTAGCATCGAAATTACCAAATGATACTATTATTGATAAAAGAACAGGGTTAGAAACTAAGAATATAGGTCAAATGGCTTACGATGATGGTAATGGTAATATTAACGGTGTTTGTAATGGTACAATTTCTTATAATTCTGGTGCTATACAATTAACAAATGCACCAGCTAACGCAGAATTTGTTGTTTCTGCTAATTATGGTTCATCACAAAGTGGTGGTAATAGATTTGGTACAGATGAAGGTAACTCTATTGCTGCAGTATCGGGTCGTTCTTGTAATTCTAAAATAGACACAACAATCGAAATTATAGGACTTAAATAATGGCAACAAATAAGCCTACATACGCTACGGTTTCTGATTTAAGGGATGTTTACCCTAATATAGATAAATACGATGCTAAGAAGTCTGTATATGGATGGGAAACTACAGGAACAACCAACTTATATTTAGCAAGAAATTCAGGTTTGGTAAATCAATTATTTGCAGATGGAGAAGATTTAGGAGATGCAGAAGCTAATAGTGGTGTAGTAAATGCAAATGGTGAATGGTATTATGAATCAACTTTAGATACAGTATATTATTTTAATTCCGCTTCATCTCCTGCCGATATGCTTATGGAAGCAGGTGAGGATTGGGCAACACATAAAACAGATTTACTTTATAAGGCATCACGATATTTTGACAGCTATGTCGATGCTTCACTTCCTGCTCAAATGAGCAAAAACGATGAAGGGGAGTATCCTTATCTCGTTATTAGGACAACAGCACAGATTTGTGCTTATTTTTTGATTTCAGCACACGACCCTGAGAACGAGGATGCCTTACGAATTAAAGAAGAATACGAGGAGATTCTTGATAAGTTAGTTAATGGTCAGATTAAACTTGACTTTGAAAAGTCTGCTGATTCCTCTAAGGGTATAATTAGAGAGTTGTCGGCAAGTGGTACATTAAAACCTGTTGATTTACGAGGTTCTTATCGTGGTGGTGTATATGACAAGATAAGAATTGAAATTGAAACAGCAGGGGTTATTGGTACTGCAAAGTATTCTGTATGGACGGTTGGTAATGATAAACTTGGTATCAATAAAGGTAATTTAGCTGTTGATAGTGAAGTTATTACTGGTGAATATCAATCTTTAAGTGGTGGATTACAAGTTCGTTTTGGTGCTTCAACACCAACGGGTACAAATGGAGCTACTGATAATTTAATGACAGCATCTGCAACATTACATGATGTTTGGGAAGTAGAAGTTTGGGGAGTTGGTGAGGAGATTGATGATGCTCGTGGAATCAAATCTGCTAATCTAACAAGGTCATAATGCCAACAACTTTTACAAATAATTGGAAAAATATACTCGATAAATTGCAAAATGTATTGAGAACAGAATTTAAAAATACTTTACCTGTATATGTAGGTGAGGTAAATGAAAAAGCAGGTAGTCAATATTTAAGACTTGACCCTGTAGGTAGTGAATTAGTTGAATATAATGTTAATGCTGAACTTCGTGAGTTTACAATTAATTTTTTCTTGTATTTTGGTGACAAATCTAATAGTAGAACTAAATTAGATGCAATATTACGATTAGTTTCGAGGATTGAATCACTTATACATGATAATGTAGCTTTAACACTATCTGATTCATCAAATTTATTTAATAACAGGCTTGAAACCACAACATTGGATGCAATAGAGGATTCTGAGAATTATGTCGTTCAATTCGAGTTTCGAGGACAACATTTAGGAAATTTAGATTAAAGGAGTAAGTAATGGCAGTAGATGGTAACGCATATAGTCCAAAGCAGTTTTCATTTTTAATTGCAGAACAAGATGATTGGGGAACACGCAACGAGAATAGTGGTGGTTCACCTGACAATTCTTATTTAGCTGTAGATGTAGATTCTATTGGAACTCCATCTTTGAATGTAAATCAGGTTTTGGAGCATAGAACAGGTAGCAGAATATTACAAGCTACTGATTTTTTTCAAGATAATAAAACGAAAGTAATAGAGATGTCTGTAAGTGGAACATTGACTACTGAAGTAGCTGATTTACTATTATCAAACTTTACAGGTGATACATCTTCACCTTACTCAATTGCTTCTGATATTGGTTCTGTTACTTTTACATCGGCAAGTTCAGGTCAAACAGGTAATCAAATATTGTCAATAATATATCGCTCACCTTCAAGTGGTAATTCTTTAGGATTTAAAGATTGCTTTTGTACTTCATTATCATTAAATGGTGATGCAGGAACAGAGGGTGGTAGGATTAAATTTTCAGCTACTTTTAAAACAGGTAGTTTACCTGACGATTTAACAGGTAGTGATATAGCAATAGATACAGCTATTAGTTCCAATAATTATTATATGAGTGCTTGGGATGCTGATGATAGAATTGTTGCAGGAATAGCTAATTGTTTGGTTAATTCATTTACCTTAAACCTTGAAAATGATGTTACTTTTGCAGGTGCTACAGCTACAGGCTATGAAGTAGCGACTAAGGTAGGTGAAGTATCGGCTACTGCCGATTTTAACATTAAATACGATGCGAATACTGATGTGTTATTTGAAAACTTCCATGACCAAGTTACAGGTGCAAGTGAGGGTGCTACATTAATGGCTACCGATGCGACACCAAGTGATGGTGAATTTGAATTTAAATTTGCTTCATCGGTAATGACTAATGTTGCTTTTTCTGAAGGCGATATGATGGCATTGGATGTATCTGTTAAAGCAGTAGGTGCAGGAATTGGAGTTTCTACTGAATTATTTGAGGTTGCTGTTTAATGAAAAAACTAAGCACAGGTAAAGAAGTGACATTAAAAGAAATGTCAATAGATGATATGGATTTTTGTAATGATTTACAACATATATGTCAAGAATCTGATGGTGGTATTTCTATTTATGGGTTAAATAAATCCAATACAGCCTGGATTAGAAAAGGTGTTGAAGGTAGTGATGATAAATTCATTAAATCCTTAACTGAAAACGAAAAAATAGAGCTTGTAGCTTTAGTTAAAGCACATAATACATTGGGGGAGTAGAATCGGTTAAATTAGCGATGAATGTTCATTCTTCGTTGATTTGTGAAGATTGCCGATTTCATACATTCCCATACAAGGCAAATCCTCCGATAAGTGGATATGGGGAGAAGTTGTTTGAATCCAAAGAGGATGTAAATGATATAATAGGACTTTTAATAGATGAAGCGAAAGAATGGAATAATAAGGGTAAGAATTTTGACATCGCCTTGTCGGTATCAAAACAATTACCCTTTTTTTGTTGCCCAAATTCAATTCTAAGCAAGGATTATCAAAAATCTATACAAAGATATATATATTGTAATGAAACAGGCACACAGGCATATAATGGAAGCTATGGAGAACAACCGTCAAGGTGGGTTCAAGAATATTTTGTTATTAAACAAGCATTTGCACAAAAAGAGAAAGCACAGATAGATGGCAGACGGAAAAATAAGAGTTAGTTTTGAGCCAAAAGGCGATAAAGAATTAATTTCCGCTATTAAGGCTTTAAATATAGAAACTAAAAAATTACGAGGTATAAATGTTTTAACGGAAAAATCTGTTGATAAGCTAAGTAAATCAAAAGGTATACAACGAAGAAATACTAAGGCTTTAGATGTTAGTTTGCGTGGTTTAGGTAAAACACTTTCAAGGTCAAGAGCGAAAATATTGCTGTATGCTTTTGCAATTAATCAGGCTACGATATTTGTAAATAAATTAGTTCGTACAAATGCTGGTATAGAAGATATGGGCAGAGCATTTAATAATCTTTCAGAAGCAGCAGGATTTAGCTCTGATGCATTTAATAAGCTAAATAATGCTGTTGATGGTACTATGCGTAAAACTGAATTAATGCAACAAGCTAACAATGCTTTATTACTTGGGGTTTTTGAAAGCTCAGACCAAATGGCGACAATGTTTGATGTTGCACAAAGATTAGGACAAGCATTAGGAAGAACTGCTACAGAAAGTGTTGAATCTCTTGTAACTGGTTTAGGTCGTCAATCTAAGCTAATGTTAGATAATCTTGGTATTGTGTTTAGTGTAGAGAAAGCATATAAGGAATATGCTAATACATTAAATAAAAATGTAGAAGCCTTGACCGACCAAGAGCGAAAACAAGCGTTTACTAACAAAGCTATGGAGATTGCTAATGATTTAGTTAAACAATCAGGAGAAGAACTATTAGGTACAAATGCTAAGTTAGACCAATTATCTGTTTCTTTTGAAAGATTTCAAGAAACAGTTGGAAAATTAGTTACTCCTGTTATTACATTAATATCATCAGGATTATCTACACTTTTTAATACTATTAGCTCGGGTATTGAAGATTTTATTGAATTTAACAATATGGTTGAGCAAACGATTTCTTTTGGTAAAGTATATAGTCAAGAAATGAAAGATGCAAATGAGCGAGTTAAAAATTTAAATCTTACTCATACAGAATTAAGTGAAACATTGGCATTTTTATCAAAAGAAAATGATTTATTTAACAAAACAATAACTATTGGTATAGAGCAATTTAAAATAACATTACCATTTTTATTTGCTTTACAAAATACACTTGAAAACACAAAAGAAACAGTTAAAGATATGCCTGTATTTAATTTGTTTCCACTTGAAAATACAGACCAATTATCGGAATACATGGTAAAGTTAGAAATATTAGCAGGTATTGTGCATAATGCAAGTAATGAATTTAAAGAATTTAACGATGAATTAGAGCTTAATAAAGTTAAAGTTTCGGAGGTTTCAGAAGGAACTGTTAAATATACAGATTTTCAAAGACAATTATCTGCAAGTGTAGGTTTATTACCTGAAGAAATACAAAGTTTAACTACTAATGCACAACAAGGTGCAAGGGCGGTTGGTGCTATATCACAAGCTATGGTTGCGATGGCAGGTGAGAATAAAGATAGAATTATAAAAGGATTAAGACTTGCTAAATTTGCAGCAGTTGCTGATAGTATTGCAGGTGCTTCAAAGTCTTTTGCACAAGGTGGTTTTGCAGGTTTTGCTGGTGGTATTGCTATGTTAGCTTCTATGATGCAAAGAATAGCCACAATCGACCAACAAATAGCACAAGCAAATGCCGAAAAATTTGAAACAGGTGGTATGGTTGGTGGCAGACGACATTCACAAGGCGGTACTATGATTGAAGCAGAACGAGGTGAATTTGTTATGAGCCGTAACGCTGTATCTGCAATCGGTGTCGAGAATCTTAATCGTATGAATCAAGGACAAAGTGGTGGTGGTGGTTCTATAAATATTAGTATAAATGGTGGTATGATAAGTCCTGACTTTGTAGAAAATGAATTGGCAGAATCTATTAGAGAAGCAGTAAGACGAGGTGCAGACTTTGGCATTTCATGATGATATAAAGAGTAAACACTTATCTAATTTTGTATTAGTTACGATTGGCAGAATAGAAGGTGGACTTTTAGGAACAGGAACTTGTGTTTTACCCAATAATACTTTTGAAAATTTTACAGAAACACAATGTAATCAATATGCAATACAGCAAGGTGGTGAAGGTATATTTACACCTTATGAAGAACCTGATGATTGGGAGGTTCGTATTTCTACTCAAAAAATTACTTTTGGTGGTCATTACTATAAACCAATATTACTTAATATCCCTTCAATTTCTGAATCGCTTGATATAGAACAAAGAAAGTATAAAATATCGTCTGTAAGCCTAAGTATAAGCGATTATGAGGTAGATGGTGAGCGTTTCTCTGATAGTTTAAATACTTTAATGAATAAAGAAGTCGTTATTTGGTATGCTTCACAATCATCACAAGCATTAAATGATACCGAATGTTATAA